GAACCATCAGTTCACAGCGACGGATCGCAGGATTAGCCACACTGCGATGAACCATACTGTCCAGCGCAATGCGGTTGCCCTCATCGTCCATCAGATCAAACTTCTTGAAAAATTCCAGATTGCGCTTTTTCTGGTCTATCCATTCGCCCAGGGTTTTGCGCGATACGTAAGCGCTTGCAGATTTCTGCACCTGGCCAACGGCGATGGCCAGGTGCTCACGTTGAAGATCACGGGCACGCTTCAGACGCTGATACCACCATTCCGGTGCCATGAGACGCAAAATCCCGGACTCCGCCTTTCGGGTTTCCAGGTGGCCATCATTGGCTTCGTGCTCTGCCCAGTACGGCGGCTGATTGTTCAGCATGAGGGAAAGTGAACAGAGTTTGCGGTAAGCCTCCAGCGTGCGCTGGCGCATTTCCCTTTCGTCTTTGGGTTTACCCTTCAGCGTGTCGGTGAAGTCATAAAACATCTGAGCTATCCAGCCAGAGACCTGGCCAGACAGCTTTTTGAGATCGGTACGGTCAAGCGACGGCAAACGCTGCAATGATTTGCCAAAAGGGAGATCGAATACATCAGCGGCCAGCTGGTAACGCGCAGCCACTTTCCGCAGACGTGGCAATACATTCTCACCGATTGTTTTGCGCAGGAATGTATTGGCACGGCGGCGGCCGTCACGACCAGCAAACAGCTTTTCGTAACGGTTGCCAAAATACCCGGCTAGCCAGTCGGGTATCTCATGAAGGAACTGTGAGCGCCATTCGTAGTCCTGTGGGTTAACTGCCCACAAACGGCGCTCTGTGATTGTTGCATTCGCTGGCGTTCCTGGCGCAAAAGTATCACGCCGCCAGATATCGATGGCATGATGTTGACCAGCAAGAGACAGATCAGTCACGATTAACCCACTTCTTCCAGGCATTAATCATGTAAGCAGCGACACATACCGCGACCAGTACAGGCCAGACGAGGGAAGAGATAGCGACCAAAATAAAGTCTGCATCATCTGAAGTCTCCGCGTCCCGGCGCTCTTCCCAGGAAAAGAAGATGAAAGCCGCAAATACCGTCAGCGCATACAGCCCGGCCATGGGTTCAATCATCATTTCGCCACCACCCCAGCGCTGGAGGCTGTGGAAACTGGTGATTTCAGGATCAACTCTGCGGCAGATTTCTGGCTGGCAGCTGCGGCACCAACACTGCGGGGCGCTTTGACCTTCATCGCCTCAAACCCGGCGTAAAGGTAATGCACCATTTCCAGATCGCTGTTTGAAGCAACAACACTCACGCCCTTTTCAGCAAGACGGCGCAGCTTTCTGGCCAGCCGCCCCTGATCAAGATGTGAAAAACCGCTTTCAGTGTATGAGGTGAAATTTCCTGATTCCGTCAGGTATGGCGGATCGCAATAGACCACATCCCCGGCACGAACCAGCGCAAGCGTTTCGGAGTAATGCGCGGTGATGAACGTTGCACGCTTTGCCTTTTCAGCAAATGCGCGGACTTCTTTAAGCGGGAAATAATTTTTTTTGTACTTCCCGAAAGGGACATTGAACTGGCCACGGCGGTTGTAACGGCAAAGTCCGTTAAAGCCGTGGCGGTTCAGGTACATGAAACGGGCAGCGGCTTCAACGCTTTCAGCTCCAAGTGCCTTTCCCGACAAATTGAACGCATCCCGGACGGCATAGTAAAAAATAGCGCGGCTCTCCTGTTCACCTAACGCCCCGGCAGAAAACAGGGTTTCAAGCTCCACAAGAAACGCGTCGGTATGGTAGGCCATCGCCTTATACAGATTGACTAAATCCGGGTTCAGGTCAGCGATCAGGTATTCTTCATAGTCCGTATTCATCATGACGGCGCAGGAACCCGCGAACGGTTCAACCAGGCGCTTACCTTCCGGCAAGTGGTCACGCAGCTGCGGCATGAGGCGGACTTTGCTGCCCACCCATTTAAGAGGCGTTTTTACTGCCATGCTGCACCGCCTTTACTGCAAATGGCCGCAGCTTCTTCACGGATCAGCTCTACGATTTCGGCAGCGCTTAAACCTTCGTTCGCGGCATACGCGGCCAGCTTATCCAGACGGGCAGAACACAGATCGGCGGAGGCTGCTTTACCTTCCTCAGTAGCTTTTGCCAGCATTGCCAGCAGGTCAGTACCGGATTGGCTGACGGGTAAAGACATGCGTGTTGTTTGCATTTTGGTTTCCTCAGGGCAAAAGAATCCCCGGCCACCGCAGGGATGGCCAAAAATTCAGGCAGTTAATTAGTGGAAAGAGACGGTAACGGGCGCGGCTGAGTAGCTCGGCGCGGGTATCTGGTGAAGCTCGTATGTATTGCGCCACCACTCCTGGATCAGCGCTTTGATTTCCCCAGCGCCCAATGACCCGGCGATGTAATACATGGAACGAATACTGGCCAGCGCTTCAACCTGCTGGTACTGGCTTTCCGCCTCACGATAGACGCAGCACCAGTACGCAACATTTACAGCCAGCCAGTGGCGTTTGTTTGTCATGTGCTCGGTGTCGTTAAAGAAAAACGGATGTAAGGCCACACGGCCATTTTTAACGGTGCTTTTCTCAAGAAAGAGAATGGCGTAATTGTGTGGAACACCCCACGCAGCCAGCTCCTGTCCCAGTTCTTTGGCGTTTACAGAGATAATGGACATTAATGATTCTCCTGCTGTTGCATCTTATGAACGATATGAGGCGCGATAATCATCTGCACGCCATTACTGCTGTGGATCGGATGTGCCTTTTTCACCTGGCGGTTAGCGCTGCGCTTTGAGAAATCGCTGTCGCTCAGATTCCCGAACCCTTCAAACGTCAGACGCGCCCTGGATATGCCCTGGCGCAGCTGAATCATTGCCCGGTAGTCCAGGCGTTCGAATAACTCTGACCAGTAGCATTTGCTCAGATGGGCTTTGAAAACGTCCATTCCGGAAGCTACTGCGGCCGCATGTAAAACAACCCCGCGCCATTCTGGTGTTAATTTGTCCCACCATTCGGCGGCTTCGCTTTTCTCACTCCAGTATTTACGGCGGATATTCCCAAGCCACTTCAGGCCAATTTCCTGCTGCTTTTCGCTAATGGCCATAACGCCCCCTAATAATCCCGAACAAACGAAACCACCATGGACGACGAGACGAGCGGGCATTAAATTTGTACTGGTGCCCAGGGTTCCAGCGCTGGCCATTTGGCAGTTCAAGCCAACCATTTGATCCGCTGGCCAGTTGCATGGCCGGAGATTCTTTTTTCAGATAGGTGACGAAAGCTTTCATGGTTAACCCTCACATCATGCTGCTGGCGCTGTTAGTCACAATATCGACGGCAGCAGCAAGAACCGGCGCAGACTGGAGGCGGCTTTCAACGGTGTAAGCCAGAACGGAAAGGGAACGGATGGCATCACGGGCACGATCAAGAATTTGTGTGCGGCGTGCAGCGGTCATGTGCTCAGTTGAAACGGCTTCCCCAGCGATCGCACCCACGTTTGCAGTGGCGCTTAATGCGCAAAACTGCATGTTCGCTTCAGTGGCGTTATTGACCGGAACGGACGGGAGGCAGTTAATCTGCCCCAGCATCCCATCCAGTAAACGTGCATCTTCGGTGTAATCGGTAATAGCCAGTAGCTCGTCACAGGTCAGGCGATGCGGTTGAATCGGGTTCAACTTATTGCGTAGGATCTGAGGACGCATACCAACGGCAGCGGCGACATCTTCCAGATTGTGCGATAGCGCAAACGCTCGGCAAGCTGCATCAAAGTGAGCATGTTTAGAAGTCTGATAATCAAACATTGTTAGCTCCTCCCTAATCCGTACGATGAATTACGCGTTAAGCGAAACATCACATTCGCTTAACGCCATCACGGTTAAGGCGGCCATGTTCACTTCAACCAGCCCTTTTTTCTGTGCTCCTTTAGGCTTAATAGGAAGTTTTCCGTATGAAATCAGGTTTTCAGCTGTACTTCTGGACATGCCAGTACGACGGCAATACTCATCCAGAGGGATGTATGGATCTGGGATCACGATTGTAATGTTGGGACGCATAATGCAAACTCCTAAGGTTGTGGATACGCCAATATCCACCGTTATTAGTCAATATCTAAACACAGGAGCAAGGTTAATTAGATAATATCTACATGTCAATACCATGTAGATTATATCTACACACCCTTTATTTATGGCGAGATTTAGACTAGACCCAGAATCGGATAGCGCCCCAGTACTTGATCGGGTGCTTGAGGCTTACGGCTTCACGCAAAAACTACAGCTTGCCGAGCATCTTGGAATTGCTTCCAGTTCAATGTCTGCGCGTTATAAACGCGGTGGGCTTCCTGCTGACATAATGCTCAAATGCATGGCTGAAACAGGCGTAACACTTGAATGGCTGGCAACAGGTCAAGGTAGAAAATTTGAGGATGAAGAAGTGGATATCCTCAAAATACCACGGCGTAAAATCGTTGACGGCCTGATGTATGACGCAGGGATGTACATGCTAGATAAAGTCTCTTTTTTACCCGGTGTCCCTTTACCTACCTTTCCCGTATGTGTGGTGGAAGGTAATAATCAGTTCATCGTTGATACCTCATTCACTGAAGTTTATGACGATCAGTGGCTTGTAGAGATTGAAGGGAAAGTGAGTATCCGCACCCTTACGCGTATTCCGATTAAGAAAGTTAGAGTTAGCGGAGTTGGTATGGCTTTTGATTGTGCTCTCGACGACATAACCGTGATTGGGCGCGTTGTTCTGACGATTCAGTGATATGACCGTAAGAAAACTAAGTAATGGCCAATGGGTTGCTGACTTCTATCCCGTCAACCGTAGCGATGGCAAACAAGGGAAGAGAGTTCGCAGAAAGTTCGCGACGAAAGGCGAGGCGTTAGCATTCGAAAACTACACCCTTCAAAAAGTTGAGGACACACCCTGGCTTGGACAAGGAAAAGATAAACGCCGCCTTTCAGATCTAATACACCTCTGGTTCGAGCGTCACGGGATAACCCTGCGCGATGGTGAAAAGCGTAAAAGCGCCATGCTATGGGCTGACGAGTGCATGGGTTCTCCAATGGCTACTGAGTTCACCGCGCAGTTGTTCACCGCTTATAGATCTAAAAGGTTGGATGGCCATTTTGCACGGACAAAGCGCGTCTCTCAGGTTTCGCCGCGAACCATGAACCTGGAGCACGCTTATTTCCTCGCTGTATTTAATGAATTAAAACGACTTGGGGAATGGGACGCACCAAACCCTTTAGAGAATGTTCGTCAATTCAGAACCGAAGAAAGTGAGATGGCCTATCTTACTAAAGAGCAGATTGACAAGCTCTTAGAGGAAAGTCGCCATAGCTCAGCTAAAGATTTGGAGATGATTGTAAGAATTTGCCTGTCTACTGGCGCTCGCTGGGGAGAGGCTGAGAAGTTGAAGCGCAACCAAATCTCTGCTGGAAAGGTCACATTTATAAAAACCAAAGGTAAGCGCAACCGCACAATCCCATTAGACCCCGCCATCATAGCCGAGCTGCCAAAAAAGAATGGCGCGCTTTTTAGTCCATGTTATTACGCTTTTAGATCTGCTCTGGAACGAGCTGGGATAGACTTACCTGCTGGGCAGTTAACACACGTCTTGAGACATACATTTGCTTCTCATTTTATGATGAACGGTGGCAACATATTAGTCCTTCAAAAAATCCTCGGACACACCGATATCAAAATGACAATGCGTTACGCTCATTTCGCGCCAAACCACTTAGAAGAAGCATTGAGATTAAATCCTTTAAATAATATAAACAAAAGAGAAATCCAATGAACAAAACTAACCTAGAACTATATTTAGATTATTATCTAGGACTGGACGCCCCGGGTTTTGCTGTTCTAGTTACTGGTGAGTGGGGTTCAGGAAAGACGTTCCAAGTTATGAATGCAATACCTCATGAATTACAGTGTCATGTAAGTTTATTCGGAATCAGCGACTCCCAAGAGGTTTATAACACAGTATTTGCTAAAATGTTTCCTGGCAAAAACCTTGCCAAGAAGTTACTAGACATAACAAAGGATCTATCTGCCGAACTGAATGGAGTTACCTTCGGCGCTGGCTCCTTAGCCGGAAATATACTTAGTCCACTAATCAAACTAACTGTAGATCGGAATAAAGTAATAATCTTTGATGACCTTGAGCGTTGCCCAATGTCGAACAAAGAAATATTTGGCGTTATAAATCAGTATATTGAACATCATCAATGTAAAGTAATCATACTAGCTCATGACAAAGAAACTCATAATGATTTCATCAAAACCAAAGAGAAAATCATTGGTCACACAATACAAATAGAACCTCAAATTGATGATGCAGCAGGTGTTTTCTTTAGTGAAAAATTCAAATTAAATAATTTCAACGCCATAAAGCCAGTAATAATTGGTGCATTTTTAAAAACAAATTGTAAGTCACTGAGAATATTGAAATATTTAATCAATGATTGTCACAGACTTCTTGAGTGTCTTGAGCCTATTCATTTAAAACACACTATAGCAATGAAAGCGCTCTTCAATTTCTTTTGCATAGTTAACATTGAACATAAAATGGGGAACATAAGTACTGATGATATAGAAGAAATCCCACAAGACTATATTCAATATGCAATTATCTTACAACAAGACGAAGCCCACCAACCTGCATTAGATGAACCGACAAAAAAAAGAATAGCATTTTATCGCAAGTATAATGACATGGATTTAAGAAGCGATATCTTAGATTTCGAGTTAACTGCCAAAATAATTAAAACTGGTGATTATCCAAAAGAAGAAATCATAAAGTCTCTAGGTGTATCAAAGTTCTTTATTCAGAAGTTTGATAACCCACCTTGGCTAACAATAATTAACTTTGATAATCAAGAGAGCGCAAATGTAAGGTCAGCCATTGTTGAAATGTTTGATAAGTTTAAAGAAAATACAATGACAGACATAGGAGAAATAATGCACAGCTACTGCTTGTCTTATATGCTCTCTGAAAAAAAAGAGATTAAATATAGTTTTGACGATTTATTTAACGCTCAAATAAATTACATTGACACTCTTTTAGAAAAAGATTTGTTACTCCCTGAACCATTAAATCCCGATCCATTCATGGATGATGTATACGAGCGTTCATATTCACATATGTACTGGATAAGCGACTCATACAGAGATTACATTAACAAAATCGTTGACCATATACGAAAATGTAGAAAAACAGCAAAAATTCAAAGGTATCCCATTTATGCTAATGAAATACTTGAAGCATTAGATACTAATATAGACTATTTTAAAAAGTTACTGATTGGTACTTCCAATGAAGCTGGATTATATTCTAATATAGATATTATGAATTATATTGACCCCGACAATTTCATTGATCACTGGCTTAAACTTCCTGTTGAACTATGGAGTAAGGTTGGTTCGATCTTAAATGCGCGTTACAGAGGCGCAGCACATAACAATCTTGCTAATGAACAGCAATGGGTGCAAACGGTCAGTGATAATCTCCTAATTAAAGCGGCATTACATAGCGGATTAGATCAATACAGGATAGAAAGGCTTGTACTACACCCTGCGTTAAAGTCGTTCTAGTGTCGCAAAAGTGTCGCACAAACTTTAGATTATTGGCCAACTTTGGTGGATATTGATTTTTTATCTCATTGATTTCAAATCAAACCATTGAATTTACATGTTTTAACATGGTTCTCATAATCGCTTGGTCGCTGGTTCAAGTCCAGCAGGGGCCACCAAATTTTTCAATGAGTTACAGAAAAATTCTTTAAGTGACACTTCAGCCAGGATACCTATAGGATACCGTAGTTAAGTAATCAGGAGTATCTTTGTAAATATCCTTGCCATTGCTACACACCTCCCAATTTTACAAAAGCAGGATTCTTGATGAACGTATTCATAAGTTGGTCTGGCGATACAAGTCATCGTGTTGCAAAAGTGCTAAGGGGCTGGATACCTAGTGTTATTCAAGCCGTTGAGCCTTATGTTTCTTCAGAAGATATTGACAAAGGGACCAGATGGTCCAGTGACATAGCGACAGAACTTGATAAATCATCTTATGGTATTATTTGTCTTACAAAACAGAATATTCACGCACCATGGATCAATTTTGAAGCTGGTGCATTAGGAAAAAGTGTTGATAAAAGCAAGGTCAGCCCTTTTCTATTTCGAATGAATCCATCAGATGTCAATGGACCACTCTTACAATATCAGTCAACTCGGCATGAAAAAGATGACATCTATAAACTGATGATGTCCATCAACACCTCCTGTGGTGAGCAGACCCTTGATAATGAGAGGTTAAGTAAGATATTTGAAGTTTGGTGGCCAAATTTAGAGCAAAATTTGAAGGATATTCCTCAAGAGGTAGTTGAGCAGCCAGCAACTAAACAAGGCACAGGAAAATCAGCAGATCTAGAGAGATTCTCTAAAATCTTTGAAGAATTATTAGATCTTAGCCGAACCAATCATCAACTGTTGCGCTCTCCTGAAGCAATTTTACCTAAAGATTATTTAGATTATATTTTAACCAATGTTAATAAAGATCTTTCAGGAGAATTGCCAGACGTCATTAGTGATGCCGTGGATAGACTAAAGGATCTGGAAACAACAGTGCTTGAATTGGAGCTTTCGACAGATATAAATCTTTCTGAATTAAGAAAATCAATCGAAGTTCTTAAACGGCCAATAAATTACTTATCTAGTAGTTACGGCGGCGCTAAAAGGCTCCGTTCGAGAAGATTAATTAGACAAACTAACTGATATAATCAGGCACACATCGTGTGCCTGATTCATTAACCATTTAATACATTGATTTTTGGTATTTTTTTCATAAAAATATTATCAACAAGCTCATTTTATGCTTAGTCACTTCCTTCCAAAATTGGTTCTAGCGGACGCCAAAATAATCACGCCCATGGTCCGATAATACGTTGTATTTGTCGTTTTACCATCTATCAGATACCGTTAAATCTCGCCAACCTTTTTTTATGGCTCACACTCGTCTCAAATACAAAATCCTCATGCTCAGCCTGAAATGTTCCAATTGCCATTAGCGCTGATACTGCTGGGTCAATCTTGTTGGAAGACTTCTTCTTGTTGGGTTTGATACCCAGCTCAAGCGCGGAATAAACGCCGTTATCCGGGTGAAGGTGGTATTCATCGACAATCGCCAAGCTGGGGTTAGTCCCCTCAATGGTGGCCGTTTTGCCGCCAGCGGCTTTAACAGGCTGTTGCTCTTCGGGAAAATGACCTTATGCGCCTGAATACTGACGCGCTTTTTTAGCGGTTTTGACAGCAGGCACATCTGGCGGGCATCGTCGAACACGATTCGGGCCTGATCCCGGCTCACCGCAGCCGTGTAGATATCCTGCTGGCCCTTCTCCATCACCAGAAACCAGTTAGCCAGCATGGCGGCCACGGTGGACTTGGCATTCTTGCGCGGCACCTCAATATTGCCGCCAGTTCCCTTCAGAACCGCTACGCGCGCGGCACCATCTCCTACGACTTCGCGGTACAATGTGCACTGGACACAGGGGCCAGCCTGCGCTGGTTGATGACCGGACAAGGTGCCCAGTTTGAAGGTAACCCTGCACCTGGCGATCCCGTTGCTGTTGTTACATTCACTCTCAGTGATGGTCAGCTGGAAGAAAATTCCACTTTGAGTATCGATTCACATCTCTTTAGCAAACCGCTCACTCGCGGTATCGCAGTCCGGTCTGAGGCAAAGCTCCA